AGCCCGTCTCGTCGCTCTTGACGGCGAGCCCCTTGCCCTTCGCGCCAGAAACGGAGGCCGGAAGGCGCACGCCCCAAATAGTACCCTCGGGCTTGCCGGGGTACGGAGGGGGCGCGGCGATGTCGGATAGGTTGCAGTTGTACTCGGGAACGACGGCGACCACTTCGAGGATGCGCCGGCCCGTGGTCGGATGGTACGCGCGCACGAGGTACGTGCTCTCGGTGGAGCCGCGCGAGTTGGGCCACAGCGGCATGACCGCCTGACCATTGGCGTCCGCGATGAACTCCTGCTGCGCCGGGACGACGTAGTAGCCGCCATCCACTTCCTCGCGGTCGAGCTTGACGCGGATGACTGCCTGCGGAACCGGCTGGCCTGTCTGGTCGTAGATCGTCGCGGTGACGTTGACGGTGACGAGCGGCATTAGTCAATCCCCCCTAAGGAGCGCGGATCAACCGCGAGCGAGCCGTCGCCATGCCCCTTCCAGAGACGCGCGCGCGCATCGCCGATCGCCTTCTTGAACTTGTTGCCGTAATCGCGCGCCAGCTCGGCGTCGGACCAAGACTTGCCCGGGATACGGAACAGCCGCTCAAGCGCACCGAAGCCGATCGCTTCCAGCCACTCGTTGAACAGGTACTCGTCGGCGTTCTCGGACGTACGGGTCGGCTTGAGCGCAACGCGCACGGTGAGCGCGTTCAGCACTTCCGCGGTCGGCTTAGGGACGACGCGGATGGTCTTGTCAGGGTCGTTGTAGATGAAGGTGACTGGCTGGGTCGCGGTCGTATTGCGCCAGCCGGGATTGTCGCGGGTGAGATCCGCTGCCGTGGTTGGGCCGTTCAGCTCGACGCCGAGGTAGCTGACGCCGCGCAACGGGATCGAGACGATCTCGTACTCGATATCGGGCGGGTCGATATCGTAGGTGTCCCTGTTTGCCTCAAGCGTGATGGGCGTGTCGAGATCCACTTGCCACACGCGCGTCTTGGAACAAAAGTCGATCGCTGCCGAGCGGATGGCGGTTATGACCGTCACTTCCGGGCAGCCAGGCACTTGCGGCAGCACTTCGGGCAGGAACGACTCCCAAGAGACCTTATCCATTCATGCCTCCCTTCGGCGGGAACTGGTTGGGGGACGAAGCGAAATCAGCGCGCAGCTTGATGCCGAGCGCGTTGTAGAACGACTGCTCGAAGCTGCCGGCGAGGATCTGGCTTCCCTGCGAGGAGATCTCCTTCTTGTAGGCGCAGCGTTTCATCCAGTCCTTGATGGGCGTCTCGTACACGTCGGAAAGCTCGATCGGCGTGTCGAGGTTCTGGCTGGTGACGGCGGTAGGAGCCTTCGAGTACATGATCTCGGCCCATACCTGAGTCGTGGCATGAACCGGCGGGGAGACGTAGTACGCCGTCGGCACGCGCTCGTCGAAGGAGAAGTTGCTGACGACTGTTTTCGCCGTACGCGAGTGCCATGTGGGGTCGGATGCGTCGAGCACCGCCCGGTCGGCCCGCTTGATCGGCTTCCCGGGCGTAGTGCCAGACGGACCCATGTTCCGAACAACATCGAGCAGCGCGAGCCCGCCAGACGGAACCGCCTGCTTTGTTCCTGGCGCGAGCTGAACGGTGGCGACGACGCTATTAGCGTCGGGCCGCACGAGCACGATCTGTCGCAGCGCGCTGTTCAGATAGGAGATATGCTCATCCTGCGTCCAGCGCACCTTGTTTGGATCGGCAAGATCCCGCGCCACGTCTGCGATGATGTTGGTCGGAGTCAGTGCCATGTGTTACTCGCGGATGGATTACTCGCGGATGGGATGCGCGCTGTAGGAGAAGCGCCGGACCTGACGCTCCACGACGCCGCCGCCCTTCTCGACTGGCTCGAAGCGCGTCTCGACGCAGTTGGCAAGCGCGCTGATGACACACTGGGGGACGGTGACTTCGGTGTTGCGCTTGATGCGCCATGTGAAGCCGTTGACACCGATCACGACATCATCGGTGCCGCCGATTCCGTCCTGCTCGAAGATCTGAAGCAGGTAGTTCTTCGGCTCCTCGTAGAGATTCTTGCCGGCCTGCTCCTGCTTCTCGGCCTCGGTTTCCTCCTGAGCATCCTGCACTTCGAGGATGGCGGAGATCAGATCCTCTTTCGTGACGGCATCGGGATCTTCGACCATCAGGCCGACCATGCTTCCGAGCTTGACCAGCTCGTCTTTCGTCATGCGGTTGAGGGTGTTTCGCTCGAATTGGGCGATCATTGGAGTTGGTGTGCTCTCGTGTTGGTGTTGGAAAAAGAAAGGGCGCTCGAAAGCGCCCTCTCACGTACCGACGGAAACGGCCTTAGCCGAGGTTCTGTACGAACGTCTCGCGTGTGCCGTTGGCGTTGCCGGCCGCATCGCTCGCCGGGGCAGACGTGAACGCCGTGCCGGTGTGATGCGTGTGCGCGTCGAACGCGGCCTTGTTGGCGTCCAGATCCGCCTTGAGCTGATCGAAGATCGCCTGCAAGGCACGACGAACCGACGGGTCGCGCACTTGGTTGATGAGGTTTGTGATGTTCACGGTGGAGTCCTCCGAAAAGAATGAGGGGGGCCAATGGCCCCCCTCTATGTGGGTTACGGGTTCAGCGTTCCCTTACGGGTTCACCTTCGCCGCGACTTCCGCCCGCGCCATCCAGAGGTCGTTCAGGATCACGGCCGTCTGCATGGACTTCCACGACACGTGGCCGCGCTGCGCCAGCGGGTCGCTGTCCGACGGTTTCGGGTTGACAACCATCGGGGTCAGCGAATTCTGGCCCTTGAGCGGCACGATGCCGTAGGCATCACGCGCGATGTAGAGGATGGGGTACACGTCCGAGTTGACGCCCGTTGTGGAGAGCGTTTCGTACCCCGCGCCGGCCTTCGCCGCACCGGCGTCCGCGAACGGGACGAACACCGTGGACGCGATGTAGCGCGCGTCCTCGACCTTGCCGATCTCGCCCTCGTACGGCGTCATCGAGCCGTACTCCTCGACCGGCACGAAGCCGGGCATGTTGCGGATGTCGCCCTCCAGGTCGGAATGGCACAGGCCGATGAAGCTCGGCGCGACGTTCTGCGTCCCGAACGCCGGGGTGGACTTGATGACGCTCGTGATCTTCCGCGCGTTCTGACGCTTGAGCGCACGAGTGATCTGCCGCTGAAGCGACAGCGAGATCACGGTGTTGACCTGGTTCCGCGCCGCACCGTTGGCGTAGAACACGTTGGTTCCGGCCTTCAGCACGTTGAAGCGGACGGTCTCGATCATCTGAGCCGCCTGCTCGCCGAGGACTTCCACGGCCTCGCGAAGAACCGGATCTTCGTGGGTGTCGATGATGACATCCGTGATCGTCACGAGATCGCCGTACTGCGCGAGGTTGGCGGTCACGTCGGTCTTGGTGAGCTGCTTCGCAGAAGGCGTCACGCCCTCGGTAAGAGCATTCGGGGTCGCGGACAGCGCGTTGTAGCGCCGGAACACGATCGACTTGCTCTTGTTGCTCGGGACAGGCTTCGCCTGACCGAACTTCTCGATGCAGAGGAAGGGGATGCCGCGCTTCAGCATCTCCACGGCCGCATAAGCGGCGGTGCGCGGAGAAATATCTCCGTATGTGGTGTTAGCCATGATTAAAAAACTCCGTCTGCGGGATCATGCTGTCGTCACGACAGTGGTGAGACCCCTTGGTTACGCTTTTGCCGCGGCTTCCTCGAAGGCTCCGCTGAAGTCGTCTTGGTCGGGGCCGGCGTGTTTCCCGGTGGGATACTTCCCGCCCTTCCGTCTGACTGCTTCCGCGTCGTCCGCTTGGCGCTCGCGGCGGTTGTTTTTGTCGCCCTTGTCGGCAGATCCATCCTTGTTCGCGCTCCGACGGCCGAGGCCATTGGCCTCCTTGTACGTCCAGAGGAGATCGACAATCTCCTCGGCGCTTCCGTCTTGGAGCACGCCTTCGTATGCTTTCCGAAGGTAGCTAGGCTGCGACTTGATCCACCCATCGAACTTCTCCGACTGACTGACCGCCTCCCAGTCGCTATGACCGGCGGCGATCTTGCCGATGTGCTCGCTAAGAGCCTCCTCCTCCACGCGGGTGAGGACGGGCTTCAGCTTCGCGTCAACCTTGCCGGTCAACTCAGTCTCCAGCTCCGCGCGCACTTCCTTGCGCTGCTTCTTGAGTAGCACTTCGAGCGGCTTCTTCAGGCTCGGGAAGTCCTCGTAGAACGCTTCGAGGATCTTCTGCGCCTCGCTGTCGTCGGGCTCCGGGTCGGCGTCCTTCTTGCCCTCGTCGGACTTGTCGGTGCCGGTGTCCTTCGCCTTTTCCAGCTCGGAGAGCCGCCGCTTCAGCGCCTCGTTCTCCTCGGCCTGCTTGCGAAGCCGACCTTCCCATGAACGGGTGCGCTGCTGCTCGGCCTCGTACTTCGCCTTCCAGTCCTCGTCTGACTTCTTGCCCTCGTCGGACTTGTCGTCCTCGTCCTGGTCGGCGTCGTCTTTGGCCTTGTCGTCGTCGGTGCCTTCGTTGTCGGCCTCGTCGTCGGTCCCGGTGTCCGGCTTCTTCTCCGGGTCGGTCTCGTCGTCAGGCTTCTGATCGTCTGCGGGCTTTTTCCCCTCGTCGGGGTTGCTCGCCTGATCGAAGGCTGCGTTGAAGTCTTTGGTGTCCTCGCTGTCCTGCTTTACCTCGTTAGGCATGTTGTTGTTACTCTCTTGTGCGGGCAGCTTGCGCCGTATCCGCGTTGCTGAAGTGCCTGCGGTGTCCCTTACGGGGTCGTCGGCTCCGAACCGTTACACGTACCCGCCGTCGCGTTTGCGAAGGTCGGGAAGGTCGCGCGAAACGTCAGCCATCACTTCGCGCACCTTGAGGATCGCGCCATGTAGCTGCGCGACCTGATCGGCAGGCTTGCCGATCGCTTGTTCCTTCCACAGCTCGACCGCGTGGCCGAGCATCACGAGCACGCGGTCCACGCCTACGGTGCCGCGCAGCTCGCGCACGTGGGCGAGCGACTGCCGGTAGTCGTGCTCCTGCTTCATCCGACCACCGGGACATCAGGTTGCGCGGGACCGCCGGGCATGGAGGCCATCGCCGCGGCCATGTCCTGCTCGAACTCCTCGTCGGACTTGACGATTCCGGCGAGATCCCGAACCTTCTCCATCTGCCGAAGCAACTCGCCCCGCTTGACCCACGGCTGGTCAAGCGGGTTCGCCGTCGCCCTCGCAAAAGCGTCGAGCTGCTGCGTGTAGATTTCGCGCGCTACTAGCGCCGTGGACCCTCGGGCCTTTACCTTGTAGTCGCCCTTGATGTCGTCGCGGTCGTTGAACTGCATGTTCCAGTGGTACATGCCCTCGATGAACGGCTTGGTGATGCCGTTGTCGAAGTTCCGCACGCTGTCCTTGATCGTGATCGTGGCCGCGCCCATGAGCATCGACAGCCCGCCGACCGTGCGGCCGACGCCCTTGTCCTGCTCTCCGTGCATGTAGCTCGGGATGGTCGAAGCCTCGTCGCCGAGCTGCTTGAACTGCTCGGCGAGCGCCAGCAGCTCCTGCGTGTACGACGGCAGGGTGTACACGCGAAGCAGGGGGGCCTGAGCATCCGCGCCGGTGCCGCTTCGCACCCACACGCGGAACGGATAGAGATCCGTCGGCGACTCGCCATCTGCAAGCAGGCTCGCATTCACTTCGACCTGCGGGCCGGCGCTAATAGCCGCGTTGTCGAGAGTCGCGCGGATCGCAGCGTTGAATAACTGCTGCGTGTCGCGCAGCACGCTCGGGACGGACACGCCGAAGATGCTGGTCTCGTCCTTCTCGAAGTAGTACAGATGATACGGCCGCATCCGCTGTTCCGTCGGGTTGATGACGGCCTTGATGACCGTCTGCCCGACGATCCACACGTTTGCCTCGTACTCCTTGTCCTTCTCCTCGTCCGACAGCTCGACGCCGTGGTTCGCCAGCTCGTAGCCGCTCACCCAGCCCCAGTATTCGAGCACTTCGTACTTGCGGCGCAGCATGTTCACGCCGTCTTTCTTGGCGTTGATGTTCCGCAGCTCGGCCTCGTGGAAACGCTGCTCAGCCAGACCCTCGGGGTAGGCGCGCAGAAACTCCTTGATCTTCTCGGCGTCGAAGCTCTTGCGGCTCGCCAGCGCGCGGAGATCCGCCTTGTTCATCACGTGCCGCTGGAACTCGCCCTCGGTGTCCTCGTGGCGGGTCGCCGACATATCCGGGTAGTAGTCCCAAATCGGCACGAACTCGAAGAACGGGAACCGGACCTCGCGTTCGAGTAATTCGTGCGCGCCGCCGGTCTTTGTCCAGTGGCGCTCGACCTTCTTCTCGACCAACGGACCCTTGAGCACGCCGGTCCCGAACAGGTGCCCGGAGTGCATCACGTCCTGAATCGTCTCTACGTACTTGCCCTCGGTGAGCTGATCGTCGATCTGCGTGCCCATCCGCTCGGCTGCCTTCTTGGCAACGTCGTTGGCGATGGTGCGAATCTCGTCCTCGGTCGGCTCCGTGCCGCGCTCGGCCATGATCGTCGCAACGATCTCGGCCTTCTTCTCATCGGGGATGTCGGGAACAGGCGTCGGGTCGATCGCGTAGTTCTTCTCGGTGCCGCCCGGGAAGGCGATGTCCATCATGCGGGCGTCCATCGTCTTGACCTTGGTGCGTGTCAGCCGGACGAACGCCTTGGATCGTTTCGGATGGATGTTGCGCGCGATCTCGGGATCGTAGATGCCTTTGTACTGGCGCAGATCCTTCAGCCACCCCTCCTCGTACTGCTGGCGCTCGCGCGCCCAGTCCTCGAAGTTACGGCGCAGGTAGACGCCGAGCGCATCTTCGACGGCGCTCTGCTCGGGCGTTTTCACCTGTTGGGTCTGTTCGCTCACGCTTTGTCCTTACAGTTTTTCGGTATCCACCGGATGACTGTGTTCTCGCCGTAGCGATCCTCGATCGGGCCTTTCGCCATGCCGCGATTGTTGGCGCAGTAGAAAATCGTCACCCGCAGCGGCACGTCCGGGTCGTTGTACGGATCACGCACGCCGGCATCCGCGCTCCCAGCCAGTAGCGCAATCGCTAGTAGCAGTCGCTTCATGCCGCCCTCCAAAAGCGAACGCGCCGAGCTGCGATTGCTCTACCCCGCTATTTGGTGGACCAACAGGGACTCGAACCCTGATCTGCTGGGTGCAGGCCAGCTATGCTCCCGTTGCACCATCGGCCCAAGAGGCCCGCCGTGGTGCGCTGCGCTTTGCGGGCGCTCGCGTGGCGGGCAACGAGTTACTTCGCCTATCCCCTACCCATAACCGCGCTCGAAGGAATACGGCCCCGACTCAGTTGGGCCTCGGCAAAGTTACCCCCCCTTTATTCTCAAAGCGGCGTCGTCGGGGGGCTTACACGCGCCGCGTGTCCAGACTCGTTACTGCTTCCGCTTGATGCGGATGCCGAACTCGAACTCGGCCTTCTTCGGATTCCACTTCGAGGCCGGGCCCGTGTCCTGCGCGAAGCGCCAGCCGAACATGCAGAGCAGTCGGTAGTTGCCCCGGATGGGCGACCATTCCAGCTTGTAGTACGGCCACATCGCCGCACCGACGCGCATCTCGGCATAGAGCGCCCACAGCTCGGCCATGTCGCCCTTGATTGCCCAGCGCGCCTTGAACATCGCGCCCTCGGGAATAGTGCTCAGATGCACGTGCTCCCACTTGTACACGCCGATGCGGTTGCGCCGCAGCCACTTCACGCGCCACTTGTACGTGCGCGCCCTGCCGTTGGCGTAGCTCGGGCCGTTCCACCAGCTCGGGCCGTTGATGGTGTTGTCGTAGGTCTCGCACCAGCGCGCCCACTCGGGCAGATGGTCCGCTTCCTCGGGCAGCCCGTAAGCCGCGATCGGGACCACGATGAAGCTCGCCAGATCGACAGGCATAATCTTGAGCCACGTTGCGAAGATTCGCAGAGCGTTGCGTACGTGCTTCATTGTGTCCCCGCTAATAGCCAGCGGCGCTGTCGCCCGGTCGGTATTCGGTACGGTTCACCCGCACCGCCTTGTGCTGCTTCGGCTGCTCGATGTACATGCACAGGTATTGCAGCGCGTCGTGCGGATGCGAGTAGCTGTTCTTGTCCGGCTCGTCCGTGAACCGCTCCTCGCCCGGCACTTGCATCCGCCGGTACTTGTAGCCGCCGTTGAAGCCCTTACGCAGCGTCTTGCACGTCGCCGAGAGCAGGAAGCCGGGCTGTCCGTCGATCAGGCGCGTCAGGAACCCGGCGACGGCCTCGCGGCGCGGCGTAAACAGGTTCGTGCGCGGCACGACAACCTTGAAGCCTGCCTGCTCAAGCTCGCGGTGGCAGTTGGTCTCGTCCGACTCGGCCCGCTTGTTGCCAGCCGGATCGGGGCTGCTGATGGTCTGCATCCCCGGGTACTTCGTAGCCAGGAACGGCTTGACCGCGTGATTCGCAAAGCTGCGAATCCCCATGTCCTCGGCTACTAGCTCGTCCAAGATGCGGAGCTGCCCGCGCGGCGTGACCTGCCCAATGATGCAGGCCGGCGTCAGCCCGAAGTCCCAGCCGAGGATCAGCGGCAGCCCCTTGTATGCAAGGAGCTGCCCCTTCGCCATGTGGATGTTGTCGTTCCACTCGGGATAGACCGGCTTCCCGTCCATCACCGATCCGTACAGGCCGAGGACGTAGACTTTGATCCACTCCTCGGTCTTGCCGGGGATCATGTCGAGCCAGTAGCGATACCCCTTGCTATGGTTCTTCACGTTCTCGGCACGCGGGTTCGGCGCGTACGCGCCTTCCGACACCTTGATGAGCGCCGACGGCTGCTTGTAGATGATGTAGCCGTCCGGCTGCTCCTCCTCGAACACCCGGTAAATCCAGTGGTCGTCGTCCGGCGGGTTCGTGTCCAGAATCACGCCCGACCACGAGCAGCCGCCCATCATCTTCGACGGGTAGCGACCGATACGGCCCGTGGCCGCGTCGAGCACCGCCTTCGGTATCTCGCGCGCCTCGTTTATCCAGACGCCCGTTACTTCGAGCGAGAGCAGCTTCTTGATGTCCTGCGGCCGGTCGAGCGCGAGAAAGATGACCTCAAGCTCCACGTCCTGCCGCAGCCTGATCGTGTGCGTAATCGGCGCGTCCCACTTCACCGGCCCGAAGATTTCCGGCTTGATCCAGTCGGACCACGTTTTGATCGTCGTGGCCTTCAGTTCGGGATACGTGTTGCGGATGACCGCCCAGCGCGTGCGCCGGATGCCGTCGATGCCCGGCTCCTGCTCGAAGGCGACGCGCACGATCTCCATGCAGCACGCCACCGACTTGCCGGAACCGTACGGCCCCATGAGCAGCCGCACGATGCTGTTGCGGTCAGCATGGAACAGCGCGGGCGTCGGCTCCGCGTTGTAGACGATCGACACTCTATTAGCCGACGTAGTACGCGGCCTTGTCCTCTGCGTCGGTCACGACGAGCTTGGCGTCCGGCCACTCCTTCGGGTCGCCGTACAGGATCGGGCGCGGGCCGACAATCACGCCGCCCTTCGGCCACTCGTAGCGCTGAGGCCAGCAGTCGTCCTTGCTCTCCCCGTCGCGCTTCTTCTCGTGCTCGTCGCGCAGCTTCCGGTACTCGTCGAGGAACGAGCCGCGCGTCTCTTGCTTGGGCGCTTCGACCTCACCCGGCGCGGGCGCGGCCTCGATCTCCTCGGCGACTACATGGCGCACCGTCTCGTCCAGCCGGCCGGTGATCTCGCGCCACAGCGCGTGTGATGGCGCTGCGCCGATACCGCCGCCGAGCCCCGCCTTGATGCCTTCCAGCCAGATCACGAACTGCTCTGGTGTCATCAGAAGCTCTCCGGCTGCGCGATCGCGCGCACCAGCTCCATGAAGCCCTTTTGCAGATCGGTCTTGGCGATGGCGACCCAGCGTGGATCGACGCCCGGGAGCGACGCCACGCCATCGACCAAGGCGCGGACCACTTCGCCGACGCCCTTGATGCGGTTGATCTCGGACACTTCTGCCACCGACAGCTCGCGGTATCCGCTGATTTTTTGCTTGTCCACGGGGAGGGATTACTCCATGTAGCCGAACAGCGTTAGCACGTTCCAGTTGGCATTCGTGGTCGGGCTGTTAGCGAACACGATGCCAGCGCCCGGAGGAACCACGAGCGGGGCTCCGTGCAGTCCGATCAGCATCGCCCCGCTGATGGGCGAATTGGAGCCGCCAGCGTACGGCATCGTGCCAAACTGTGTGCCGAGCGCGCCGCCCGACGTAAGCTCGTAGCGCGCCTGAAGGTTATTGTCCGCCGTGAGCGTAAGCGGGTTGTATGCCCGCTTTGCCGACAACTGAGCGAGCGGCGTATCGTGCCGCGCTATCGTCCAGATGCCTCCGACCGTGTTGTTCAGGAAGCCGCTTATCTGCGTGACGATGAAATTAGTGTTGTTGCCGTTGATGAGCTGGATGTTGCATCGCTGCGCGTTGGCGTTCAGGTACTCGCCCAGCACGACGATGCGCGGGTTCCTGTGCGCGCCACGCAGAAACACGTACTGCGCCCCTTTTCGCCCGGTCGGGCGAAACGCGCCGCCGTCGTCGTCGATAATCATTCCGCTCATCGTTGTCCCCCGTCGTAAGCCTTCGCGTAGCCAGCCATCACCATGCGCTGATTCACCGTCGGCGCGTTGTCCTGCACGCTGTCCGTGTAGATCGTCACCAAATACCGGCCGAACTTGTCCGGCTTGTAGGTCTTGACCGTCACCCGGTCGCCCATCGCCGCGAGCATTTCCGACAGCGCAGCACGCGCTTCCTTGCCGCCCGGCTCGCGCAGCTCGGGCGCGTCGATGCCGTACAGCCGGCAGTGGCCGATGAACGCCATGCGGAAGCCCGCGTCGATCTGCAAAACGACGGAATCCCCGTCGATGACGCGGACCACTTCGGCCTGCCGGATGTACTCGTCCCTCATCGCATCGGCTCCCAGTTGCGGAAATACTTGTTGTCGTCGTACACGCACTCATGGCACGGCGAACCCGGCTCGATGCCGCGCGCCTTGTGCTTGCACGTCTCGCAGCTCACAGGCTCGGGGCACTCGCAGCCGAATTGCTGGCGCACGAGGCAGCTCGCGTACTTGCCGCCCGCTTCGCAGCTCACGGTTGCGGCTCCCACAGGCTGAAGGTCTTGGCGATCGGATCGTAGCCGCAGCTCTGGCACGGTTCGTCCATGATGCAGAGCGCCGCGTGCTTGCAGCTCTCGCAGTCCTTCGCCTTCGGCGCTTCCAGCGGCAGCTCGCGCATCCGGTCGCAGTCGCAGCCTTGGCGCTCGCGCACGCCGCACGTGGCGTACAAGTCGCCAGCCATGCACTCGATGTGATGAAACGGCGCGCAGCTCACGCCAGCCCCCTTCCAGCCGTGGTACTCGGCGAGTGTCCCGTCGAGATCGACGCCAATCCAAGCCGCGTGACCGCTCACGCTATTAGCTCAGGAGCGCCGCGATCTTGTCCGCCACGCGCCGGGCGTGGCCCGACTCCTCGTTCAGCGAGTACCGCTTGTGATTCAGCGCGTCCATCTGCTCCTCGATGTCCATGATCTCGGCGTCACAGCTCTCGGCATGATCCACCAGCTCGTTGATCTTGCTCGTCAGCTCGCCGACGATCGCGGCGGTCTTGCCCACCTTCTCCGACTTCCCGGGGAACAGGCGCTTCAGCACTGGGTTACTCCTTCTCTTTGGGTTGATCTTTGGGCGCACCGCCGAAGTTCAGGATGAAATTAGCGGGCGTTGTCTCGACCTTGCCGGCGTGCTCGATCTTCGCGGCCGGCGAGTATTTGCGCGGCATCGTGACCGCCGTGTACCACTTGCGCGCGTCTACCCTGACCTTGGCGGCTGCCGCGCTGTCGCGGTCGGTCGCTTCGTCTGCAATATCAATGGTTTCGTCGGCGTGAGACTCGGCGCGCTCCTCGCACGCCCTCACGTAATTGTCGCGGAACTCCTCGAACTGCCGCAGCCAGCGAAACACCGTCTGTTTCGACGGCATTTCGTCCAACATGCACACGCGCCGCAAGCTCCATCCCTCGGAAATCAGCGAGCAGACCGCCTCGCCCAGCTCCTTGGTGTAATCGCTCGGCCGTCCCGGCGGATTGATGATGTGCTGAAGCTCAGAAAGAGAACGCGCGGACGGTTGTGTCTTACCGCTTTTCGTCGTCGCCGCTGTTGCGGGCTTCTTTTTCTTCTTGACCTTCACGGCTCATGTGCTCAGGTGCACCCAGGGTGTATCTAGGTATTCGCTCGGTTCGAGCCTTACTGCTCTCATGCCCGCGCGAATGTGCATGTTCAGGCTACCCAGCTTCGCGGCCAGCACGTATGTCCTGTACGGAATCCCCAGCTCTCGGGCCTTGGCGATTGCCCTGCGGGTTAGCTTCAGTCCCAGCCCTTGCCGCCTTGCATCGGCGAGCACGCCCACCCGGTAGCAGTACAGACACTCACGGTCGGTGTCGGCGTATATGTGCTTGTAGAGCAGGAAGGCCGCCGGCTCTTGGTTGGCCTTGGCGAGCATCACGCGCCCGCCGCCCGCCAAAAACTTCGAGATTTGATCTTCCGAGCTGTACTCGTCGTC